GGGCCAGGGTCAGCTCCAGCGTCGACGCGCGCTTGCAGCGGTCGCAGTGCTCGGGGACGGTCACCTTCATGGGGGTTGCGGTGGGTTTTTGGTCAGACATTTTCAGGTGCTCCTTCTGTCATATCAGATGTCATGTTGTGTGTGCGTGCTGAGGCTACGCGTCCTGCAGCACACGTTCCAGTTTCTCCATCGTTTGTACTCCGGGGATACCATCCACGTCAATGAGATCCTCACGATTCCTGCGGTTCCAGTCCTGTTGAAAGTGCGTCACTGCCGCAATCGTCTCAGCACCAAGGTCACCATCCACCCCATACTTCGGCAAGATGGGCACCCCGTAGATCTTGATCAGCGCCTCCTGCACTTCCGTGGTGGTATCAATGCTCGTGTCGCGGTCGTTGTACGGAATCTTCTGGTCAGGATCCTCTGCGTAAAGGATGGCGCAGTCCAGCTCAGAGAGATCGGCGATGTCGTCCGCACCTTCTGCCGTCACGAACTCCTCCATGAAGGAATATTCCTCAATGGGGTAGTGCTCGAACGCCGCAGCGTTGGCGAGCTTGCGAGGCCACAACGGACCCATATCGAACTTGGATGCACGCCAATCGGCGTGGTCCGACATGCGCGCCTCCGTCAACTTCCCGGTAGCGATGACCGTCAAGCGCTTGAGCTTGATATTCGTGACCACCTGACTCCAGGTGTACGGCATCATGTGTGTGGCCTTCCTGTAAGGCACGTCCAGGCGCGTCGGCACCTGACCACTGTCAAGGACCGCCTGCTTGATGGGGCCTGCCCAGAAGTGCCAGGCGTTGTCCTTGAAGGTGCACACCAGGGGATTCACCATCTCAACGTGGATGCCGTCCCCGTTGCGCTTGGGCTCGCCCCAACACTTGTCCTCCAGATTGAGGAGCATGAATGGGGTGCCATCGCGGAACACCACGAAGTGTGTCACTGCGTTGGCATACCCCTTCCACGACACGACGTATCCTTTCTTACCCTTCTTGACCTTCCCGTCCCGGCGAGCGGCGTACTTCTCCGCCGATACCTCGGTCTTGAATCGCCGAGAGTGGGACCGAATAGCAGATGAGAACCAGCCCAGCGTACCCCAGCCATTGATGCCTGCGGTGCTGTGGTCCACCCACCAGAGAGACTTCACGTTCTTCAGTCGCCCCCGGCGCCCCTGCTTCGTCGGGAAGAGTTTCCGGTAGGTTGGATTCATCTTGTGATAGATGTCCAGGTGAGACCGCTCATACAGGAGCCGCAGCGTCCTACGCGCATCTTCCTGTGTGACGAGACCGCTGCTCGTCGCTTCCCACATCACCGCAAACTCTTCGCGGATTTCTGTTTCCCGGTCCAGGAGGTCTTTCCAGAATTCGTCGTGTTTTGTCATCGACTCGCCAGTACCTTTCCTCTGCAATCAAACCAGTAGCCGCACCACCGCGCACTGCAACACCAAGCTGTTGGGTCGCACGGAGGGAACACGCCCGCCGAAATAGCGCGCGAGACGCCATCAATAATCATAAACATCCACTGGTAATCTGCTTCGGTGCGTAGTGTGGTTGCTTGTAGAACTTTTGGTTTCTTGAGGCGCAAGAACATATCCATGCGCACCCTGGGAATCTTCTTCGCGTACGAGTAGAACGTGAACTGAAGGGACCCATCCAACTCAACCTTGGTCGCCTTCTTCGCTTTCGTTTTGTAGTCCACCACACTGCGCAGCAGCTCTGGTGGGGGCGTTAAACCGTTGTCCTGTATCAAGGCCAGCTCTGCTGCTGAAAAGCCGGTGAGGTCATTCGCGTCCACGAGGTCGATGAACCCAAGCATCGGAATGCCGTTGACGTCTACCTCTATCTTCTCTTCGATGCCACGCGTCCCATCTGGGGCCACGTAAGGCTTTACGTCAGGTGCGAACTCCTCATTGTACTTTGTGATGAGCGTGATGCCCTGGTCCTTCGCCACGCCCCTATCAATGTCGCCCCAGTCTTCGATGGCTGCAGCCCCCTCCTCATACGAGTCAGAGTACGCCGATGTGACCAGCTCATTGCTTGCGGGCACGCCATGATCCACGATGTGATGGTTCGTGACTTCAGCGCCCTTATGGCAGGCGGTGCCCTGGGCCATGAGCGCGCCGGGAGGTGTGCGCTTCTTGAGGATGTAACGGAAGTAGTATTGATGTGGGCAGCGCTGGTAGCACCCTACCTGTGAGGGGCTAAGGTACCCTGTTGGGAGCACGATGCGTGGCGCGTCGCTGCGCAACTTCTCTGCCGCCTCCAACTGCTCTGGGGTAGGAGCGAAGTCTTCAATTCCGCGCCCCACTATCGACCACTCCCTGACCCGGGCCTCGGAGGCCGTCCACTCTCACCGCCGATGTTTCCTGGTCCCGTCAGTTTGCTCCGGGCGAACGGCCCCGTCTTACCCGCCGCCAACTTCTTACCCGCTGTTGCTGCTGCACGTGCGGAACCGGAAGTGGCACCTGGCTCATCTGTCTGATTGTACTCGGGTGGCTCCTCAGATTCTCCCAGGTCTTCGTCCAGCTCCACAGGGAGTAGTTCCATCTCCAGCTCGTGAACCGCTGCGCCCTCGGCCTCCTCGCGGAGTACCTCCAGCTCTTCGTCAGACACGTCGAGGGGGGTCATCTGGGGTGGGGCATGCGCCGCCGAATTGTGCAACGCAGCCTGGCCACACATGATGCACTCTCGGTCCTTCAGTAGGGGGGCGTCAACCGCAGTGACCTCGATCGTCATCGCGGTTGCGTCATCGCCGTACTCCGACACCACCACCGTAGACACGTCCAATCCTTTGTGCTGTAGCGCAGCCCTGAGCAGGTGTACGATATCGTCGTAATTGAACACCGCTTTGTGTTCCAGTTCCATTTATAGTTCCCTTACCCGCGTCACCGGTCGTGCCACGGATCTTTGGTATTTACAACCAGCGTCATAGATTTTGGCGCACTTGCACCCTTCTTGCTGGGGGCATTTGGCACACACAATCGCAGTAGTTAGCGTCTCTGCTACGTCTGCACGAAACGTCAGTGCGCGTGCTACGTGCTCATCTACTGTGTCCTTGCCCAAGAGACGGTACACCGTCGTATTGCGCGTCTGCCCAGCACGGTGGTTACGGTCACGCGATTGGTCATAGGCTCCGAGTTCCCAGGGGAGTGCGTAGTAGATCATGTAGTTTGCAGCGTTGAGCGTAATGCCCACACCCGTCTTGACCTGCGCCAAGTAGACCCTACATCGGGGGTCATTGTTGAAGCGGTCTACCAAGGTCTTGGCTTTCTTCCCCGTCTTCAACCGTGCGATGGTCCACTTGGATTTATCTTTCTTCCACGACTTCGCGATAGCTGCTTCAATGAAGTCCAGCTCTGCCGTGAAGTTAGCCCAGATGATGACCTTGTGCGTAGGCTCCACCAGGATATCACGCAGCTTCGAGAGCAGCGCATCGAGCTTCGCGTTTGGAGTGTAGAGTTCCACTTCCCGAGGAACGGGTTGGGGGTGTACGACACAGCGATTCGTGTGTGGTCGAATATTTCCGATGATGCAATCGCGTAGATGAGGGCACTCATCGCACAGCCCCTCGTCCTCCTTCCGTTTCTTGTAGACGAAGCCACCTGTTACCTGCAGCAGCTTCCCGACGAGTATTGCTGCGTTCGCCACATCCAACAATCCATCTCCGTGCAGAAGCCCCTCTTCCTTGAGCAAATCTGTAAGCAAGTCTTCGGCGTTCTGCTCGCGCAGCAACGTCCGATACAGTTTTTGCTGAGAGGCACCCAGGGGGACCGCTACGTCAATAACGGTCCTGGGAGGTAGGTCAAGGCAGTCTTCCTTTTTACGACGTAAAGCAACCAAGCCGAGTCGCCGCTGCACAACATCCAGATTCTTGAACCCTACAATGATGTGCTTGCTCTTCGGAGCGCGTGTGCAGAACTTGTTTGTGAAGTGCCAGTAGTTTTCACGTGCAAAGCACGGGGATAAGAGACGCAACTGGGCGTACACGTCACGCGGGTCCCCGAGAGATGGTGTCCCCGATAGGAGAAGCCTACGCGGAGCTTTCCCTGCGAGGTCCAGCACTGCCTTCGTCTGCCCGCTATTGTGCGTCTGGAGGTAGTGACTCTCATCCGCCACAAGCGCGGAGTATGGGAGCGTCGCAAGCAGTTCTTTGTACCTGCGCGCCACGCCATACGTCACCACGCACCCTGAAGTCTCCGGGGCTTCAGCGATCTGCTTCCTCTTCTTCGCTGGGCTGTACCCATCAATGACGGTATACTCCTGCCCGATTCCGTGGATCCCGGCCTCCTCTGGCCACACATCGAGGACAACCTTGGGGCACACAATAAGGGGCCAGCACCCTGTGGCCCGCTGCCAGTCGATGACAATCTTGGTTTTACCCAACCCACACGCGTAGAACAGCGCCGCACGCATGTTGTAGATGGCGTGAAGCAACCCTTCTCTCTGGTGGTCATATGGGTCTGTTTTGTATTCGAAGCCATCGGGAAGTGTGGCTTCTTTGATGCGATCCCCGTATGCGTCCTGCGTGTGTATCCACTTCTGCGCTGTATCGGATACCTCTACAGGAAGCTGGAGCACCTCAATGTCGTTCAACACAATGCGATGCACAGGGAAGAAGGCGGGGAAGTACCACCGCAGGTCTGTGCCTGCCATTGCTCCGTACACCTGGCTCCACTTTTCATCCACGCCGGGGATGACAAAGACAGGGGTACACATGAGCCGGGTTACTTTGAGTGGGCTAGGTTTCATGTTTATCTGCTCGACCTTACGGGCTCTCAGTCTTCAGGTCAAGCAAACAACCTTCACACTTGTAAGAGTGAGTCTCAAAGTTGCGATCCCCACCAAACCTTAGCTTCCATGCATGCTCGCTGGTAAGGAGTCCTTTGAACTGCCGACAGCGAGGGCACAAGACAATATCGGGTCCCCCCACCGGGAGCCGAATCCACGCATCCTCCATCATGGCGTTGTACGCCAACAAGCATTTACGCGGTAAATACTTCCACAACTCCAAGTCTGGGTCTGAGCAATACCCTCCGCTGCTCTCCTTGGTGCACCAGACCTTGGCTGCACACGTGTCACAGGCGTACAGCGCAACCGTGGTGTCACACTTGAACTTATCAGGACAGAAGGTGCACGCGAGGCGGTTGTAATCCTCGGTTTTCTTTTCATCTGCCATGTTATACTGTACCCCTCCTGGGCTGAGGAAAACTCCATGATTGAATCACTTTATCGGAAAAACGCATCGCACCCTAACCCCGTGTTCGACTTCATGACGGGGTATGTTCCGCGCCAACTACGCGACCTGTTCATGTGGATGGAGTACATCTACTTCAACAGCGCTCAAATATCCGCCGCTCTGAAGAAGTTTTCGGAGTACCCCATCACGGACATCTCGTACGAGACGCAGAACGCCAAGCTGACTGGGCGCGTCAAGGAGCTGCTGGAAGATACACTCAACGTCAAGGACACCCTCATCTTGGCGGGACGAGATCGTTGGATCTACGGTAACTGCTTCCTTTCCATTTACCAGCCATTCGCTCGGTTTTTGAAGTGCCCTTCCTGCGGAAAAATCACGAACATCAATCACGTGAACTACCGCTTCCGTTTCAAGAGCCTCGCCTTCCGATACAAGTGTACCAAGTGCAAAGGCGAAGTAGATGGGCAGGTACGCGACCGCAAGCTGACTGACCCCACCCGCGTCAACATTATCAGGTGGGACCCGAAGCAAATGGACATCGACTGGAACCCCATCACAGGGGAATCCGAGTATTACTACAACATCCCGTCTGACCTTCGCGACAGGGTACAGAAGGGGAACAAGTTGCTCCTCAACACCATGCCCATGTCGTTCTTGCGCGCCATCCGTGACAACAAGATGTACAAGTTCTCCAAGGACTTCTTGTTCCACATGAAGGTTGCGCCCCCGGCGGGAATCGATCAGCACTGGGGCTTCCCACCCCTCACCCCCGCCATGAAGCTCTTCTTTTACGTCATGACGCTCCGCAAGGCGAACGAGGCAATCGCGCTAGATTACCTAGTGCCTTACCGTGTCCTCTCCCCAGCGCAGCGCATGGCTAGTGGTGATCCCGTTCAGAGTATCAGCCTGGCCAACTTCTTCAGTGAGATTACCGCTGGCATGTCTCGCTGGCGGCGTGACCCGCTGGAGATCATGACATCACCCGTCCCCGTCGAGCTGTCACAGATAGGAGGCAACGGACGTGCACTACTCACACTCGGGGAGGTCAAGGACGCGGAGGACTCTATCATCGCTGCCCTCGGCATCCCCCGGGAGTTCATCTACGGTGGCCTGTCGTTCACCGGGTCAGCCATTACGTTGCGCATGTTGGAGAACCAGCTCCTGACCTACACATCGGAGCTGAACGGCCTCCTACAGTGGATCACCAATCGCTGCTGCAAGATGCTGGGCTGGCAGACTGTTCGTGTGTCACTCACCGAGTTCAAGCTCATCGACGATGTGCAGCAGAAGCAGCTCATGCTCAACCTGAACCAAGGTGGACAGGGCATCATTTCGAACACCACCATCGCGGAGACCAACGACTTCGACTTGAAGAAAGAGCGTTCCCGGCGACGACAAGAGGCTCTCGACGAGGTCCGCTTTCAGCACGACCTACAACTGGAAACCATGAAGCTCCAAAACTCCCTGGCACACCAGACGCAGCAGCAGGCCAACATGGGCCAGGGCCTCACGTACGATCAGCAAGCAGTCATCGCTGCCGCTGACCAAACCGTGCAACAGCTCATGGGGCTGGACGCGGGTTCGCGGAAGAGTCAACTGCACGCCCTCCAAGTGGAAGACTTCGTGCTGTACTCCGTCGTCATCCAGCGCTTGGAGGAGATACAAACACAACAAGCACAGCAGGCTCGAAGTCAGGGTCAAGGCCAGGGCGGTGGCCAGGGCGGAGGTATGTAAATGGAACAGGGCAAAGGGAGCAGCTTCGCGGGTCTACTAAACGCCGCAGGGGAACTTCCGGAAAACCAAGGACAGGGGGCGAACGTTGATCTACCCTCCGGTGCCATGGCGCTTGGCGGATTCCCTATCCCCGCCGATGAACCCGTGGTTAATGACCTCGCGCCCCCCGATAGCTTAGCTGACAAGGGGAAGAAGGGCATCCAAGGACTCCCGGAGTACAACCTCACCGCGCACATGGAACGCTTCGTCATGGGCACCGTGTGGGAAAAGCAAGAGCAGAGTGAAGAGGCAGGTGGGGGCTACAAAAACGTCCCCGTAGAGCGCGACGATTCAGCGGAGTACGAACGCATCATCAACATGATGCTCACCGGAGAGGCTGTACGCTCCTGGGAAGAACGCAATGTCCTGAAAGACGGGACCGTCATCGTCGCACTGTGCTACCTCATCAAAAAAGACAAACCCAGGAAAGACGCCAGCATCGCACCGACACACACGCCTCCGTCCTGAGAGGTAAAAAGCAGCCCGGGGAAATCCCCGGGCCACTCCATCAACCTGTTAACTGGCATGTACGCGACACCGTCGCCTTACAGCACGATGATGAGCAGCAACAACGGCGCAATGCTCATGCCTGCCTCCTTCTTGTAGATTGTTGAGATGGTGCGTGAGGGGCCTACTGCTGCACCTCGTCGGCGGTCTCGACGTCATCCTCCACCTGCACGTCGGCCTCGGGCGCAACCACCACCTCGGGGGCCGGGGCGTCGTCCTGCACCTTGACCTCCTCGGCCTCAGCCTCGGGCTCAGCGCCCTCCCCCACCTTGGTCGCGTCCTCATCCACCACAGCGTTGTTGCTGGGACGAAGAGCATCGGCCTGGGCATCGGCCTTGGCCTGAGCCTCCGCGCGAGCCTCGGCCAGGGGGTCCTTGGCCGGGGTCGGGGTGACCGGGGCCTTGCGCCGCTTGCCCTCGGGGGCGGGACGCTGCTGGGGCGAACCCACATCCTCGGGGGACGCGGTGGCCACGTGGTTCGCCAGGGCCTTGTCGATGAGGGCGGGGATGCCCGCCTTCGTCTTGGCCGCGCCCTCCTTGAAGCCCGCCGCCTTGGCCTGGGTGAGGTTCTGCTGGTACTGCTTCTCGGTGAAAGTGACG